GCACCTTATGGAATGTGCTTTTCTTTGTGCAAACTTTTGAAATTCGGACATGGAAGAGAAAGAGACAAAACTGACAGAGGAGGTTTCAGAGAACAAGACCGAGACCCCTACCAAGAGCAACCGTGACACCTTCATGGAGCGTTACCGCACCGACTATCCCGACGACAACGCCGAGGACGAGGAGGTGGTGTACGGCAGACTGAACGAGCGCAACGCAGAGTACGACAGGCTGAAGAAAGACGACGACAACTTCCGCAAATTGGTGAACGAGCATCCGCAATATGCAGCCATGTTTATTGACGCTGGTGACGGTGTGAACTTCATGCAGAGCTTTCTAAGTCGTTTCAGCAAGGACGACTTGCTTGCCGCTTACGACGACCCCGAGATGGCAAAGAAACTTGCAGACCAGCAGGCGGAATACCTTAAATCGCAAGAGGACAGCAAGAAACTGAAAGAGGAAGGCGATGTGAACATTCAAGACAGCTTGCGCCGCTTTACGGAGTATTGCGACAAGAACGGCATTGACAACAAGGATGCCACCGAGATGTGGGGTAAGATGATTGACATGGTTTCGGACGGGCTGAAAGGCAAGTTCACCGACAACCTCTTTGACACTGTGCGCAAGGCTACCACACACGATGCCGATGTGGAGAACGCAAGAGCCGAAGGAGAGCTGGCGGGACACAACGCCAAGGTGCAGACCACGCTTGCCAAAGGCAGAGACATAGACGGAATACCCCCGACCTTTGACGGAGGACAAGGTGGTGTCGTCCCCGAAGAGAAGCCAAGGGAGAAGGTAGTGCGCCGCAATCCTTTCAGAGGTGAAGACCAAGAATTTTAACGAAGAAAACAAACCAAAAAAATCAAATCAATATGAAGAAACTTTTCAGAACCCTTTTCGGAGCGATGCTGTTAGTTATGGCATTGCTCGTAGGTGTTGATGTGTCGATGGCTACCGCTGCCACCACTGTGGATACTCCGCAGAGTGGCACACCCGACCCCGACACTAAAGCACTGAACACCGACTTGACAGGCACTCCCGCAACGGAGAAGAACGTCAAGGACAGCGACATCAACGATGACGAGATTGACGACCTTGTTGACCGCTTCCGCGCATTCAATTACTCACTCTCGACTGACATTGACAAGCTGGCACGTCAGAAACAAGTCAAGGACTACCAAGTGAAGCATGCCGTCATGGCTACACCAGTCATGGACTGCACACTTCAGTATGGTACCTCACAATGCTACGACCGTCTTGACCTTACCATCGGTGCTGCCGCTTCCAACAAAAACATCTCCAGCAGAGACCAACGTATGTTCGGTCGCTCGCAGACCGTTACAGTGGTTGGCGTTCCTGGCTACAAATGGAACGGCACTGCCAATGTGGAAGACGGACAGCTGATGCTTAAAGTTATCGGCCGCGACTCCGACAACATCTCTTTAATCCCTATCAACGGTGCTTACTCAAACGGCAACGGCTACACCATCCCCGCACTTAATGCTGGTCAGAAACTGCAAATGATGGCTACCGCTGGTCACACCGCACAACTCGTTGTGTCACCCAAGAGCCAGTATCCTGTACTCGTTGATGTTACCCTCCAAAAGAAAATCATGAACACCATGATAGAGAAAGAGTGGAAAGAGAAGAAAAAGAAAGTTCCGTTCTTCACCGACGACATCGAGAACAATGCCTTGATGACCTTCCGTCAAGAGAACGAGCGTACCAAACTGATGGGCGTTGGCAAGATGCTGACCGAGACTGACGAACAACTCGGCACACTGAACTGCTACTATGAGGAAGGCGTTATCAGCCAGCTCCTTATGAAGTATGTCACCAACGGCACACTGACATACGCCGACATCGTGGCTATGCAGAAGATGCAGTTTGGCAAATGGAGCATGAGCAACGAGGCTGAGGTTTACTGCTCATACGGCTTCATCGAGCAACTGCTTAACCTCGACTTCACCAAGGTTGCACAGACCAACATCCTTGCCACACAAAGCGAGTTCGGTGTTGACATCACCAAGTTCAAGTCAAGCTTCGGCACATTCAACTTCAAATTGTGTCCTATCCTTGATGAAATGGGCTTCGAGAACTGCGCCATGGTTATCGACATGAAGAATGCCATCCACTACTGGAAGAAACCCAACGTTAGCGAGAAGAGCAACGAAGACTTGAGCAAGGGCGGTGTTGAGCCTATCGAGGCCAACCGTGACCGTTACATCAAGATTGACTGCTTCTGCCTGCGTGGTTACAACTCAATGCTTGTTGGCCCAGCTGACAAGATATTCGGTGTTGATACCGTGTACAGCAACAACAGCAACATCTATGAGTTCCATTCCAAGGTGACCGTGAGCAGCAATGACTACTATCTCTCTATGGATAGCACTCACACAGGTGCAACATACGACGGCTCGACTGCCGAAAAGTCGGCTTACTTCATTGGCAATACCGATGTGGCAAGCGGCACTGCTCCTACTGAACTGAAAGACGGACTGCTTATCTACTTGCACGATGCTGCTCTGACATTCAACGCAGGCGACATCATTGTGTACGACGCATCCACAACTTCGTGGAAGAAATACAGCGGAATGATTACCGCCTAAACAGAGTATTAACAACGAAAGGGCGTGTCGGTTGATACGCCCTTTTTTCAAAACACATAAACATTACCAAACACATTAGACATGAGATACAGAAAGATATATAAGATAAAGGCTAATGAAGCCAAGGTGACGTTCAAACTCGGTGAAGTGACAGTGAACGGACACTTTGTCAACGGAAACATAAGAGACAACGAGTGGGCAAGACTTGAGACAAGCGACCCGCTTGTGCAGCTGGTGATAGAGAGCTCACCTCTTTACGGCAACAAGGTGATGCTTGACGCTGCGTATGAGATAGAGGGCAGTGAGGCTGAGGAGCAACCCAAAGCAGAGCCCAAGAAAGAAGAGCCTAACAACATACACGACACCTCGTATGTGACATCGCAGTATGAGGCGCGTATGCACATGGTGAAGTTCTACGGCGAGAACCTGAAAAGCATATCGTCGCCCAACGCACTCAAAGCGTCGATGAAGAGACACGGCGTGGAGTTTCCAAACCTAAATTTCTAAGCAGAGATGATACAACTCAAAGTACCCAGCATATATGACTACGTCAAATCTAAACTCGATGAGTTGAGCAACAACGAGGATGCGATGCTTGTAGCCAACGACGAGTCTGTTGAAGACTTGGAGAAGGAGATATATGGCTCGATAATTCCTGCGGTGCGCAAGATTCACTTGGACGCTCCCAATGTTTTGCTGAAAGATTGCGGTATGTTGCAAGTCAAAGAGGATGCCTGTTACTTTGAGCCAGTCGAACCCGCCCCCGAAGCCGAGGTGTCGGCAAGTCACTCCTTGCTTATATTTCCCCACACTGGCGGCATGAAAAACATAAGCGTCAGTGCGGAACAAAACACAAGTTGGGTGGTGTCTGTACAACCAGGCACACCCAGTCTTGTATATGACAACAAGCAGATGTACAAGTACATAATACCACTGCCTCGTGACTTTATGCGCCTTGTGTCGTTGCAGATGAGTGACTGGGAGAGACCGATACAAACACTCTTTAACGAGGACAGCGCGGAATATCACAAACAGCAAAACAAATTCTTGCGAGGCACGCCGAAAAGACCAGTTGGCATATTGCTGCGACACAGCGGTGATGAGCTGCCATTATTGGAGTTATACAGCTGCCAATCGAACACGGCGATACTTGCCAATTCAAGATATGTTCCTGAACCAGCAATAAAGACCAGTGCGTCGGGGAGTTATAAATATGTAAACGTATGTGAGCCGCTGTACTATCCGTGCCTAAATCAGATTACGGCAGAAGTGCTGCGTAGCATAGGCGACACGCAGGGTGCTGTAGTGTATGACCAGCTGGCAGTAAAGCCATTCTATATAGACCCCGACTATGCGAGGGCAAACCCGGTGACGGGAGAGAGGATTAACACCAACCAATAAAAGAGAGATATGACAAGACATACAACCATACCTTGGATGACAGTGGATGACCACGATGACACCACGGGCGAGGGTTTTATAACACACGTCTGTGCCGACACATACAACGGCAGAGTGGAGCGCAGGGGTTTTACCACCATCACAACGACAGACAATGCAGCCACAGCCCGAATAGAATTTGTGCAGTTGCCGCGCCCTCTTTACATCGAGTTCGACCAAGCCTTGTACACCATAGGTGCTGATGGCGGTAGCGTACACATCACAGGCAGAACAAATGCGGCAAGCATAGCGTTTACATCAGGAGAGGCTTCGTCATTACCCACCTATTTCTCGGCAGAGACAGAATCGGGGACGCAGCTCACCAACCTCAACCCTTCAGCCACAACATTCGCAGACGACCCTGGCAAGGACGAGGAGATAGCCTTTGCTATCGACATAGCCGTTGATTCCAACAGCGTGCTGCTTTCGAGGTCAATACCGCTTACCGTGGCAGTGGAGGGGACAAGCCAAGACAGCACAAGCGCACAGGTACAGATAGTCCAATCGGCAGGTGCGAGTTACATCAACTTGACAAGCAGCCACACAAGCACAGCAACGGTGGTGTTTGCGGCAGACGGAACAATAGAGGGAGAGACAAGTGTCGATATAGACATATATTCCAACGACAACTGGACTGTGACGGTAGAGGAAACGGAAAACCAAGAAGCCGAGGAGGCTGAATAGGAGGATTGATTATGGCAACATATACAGGAGCATTCTACACAGCAGACGACAACGGCAACCTTGTGGGAAATGGAAAGATAACAATAGGTTCAGTAGCGGCACACACAGGGAGAAGCCAGAGAAGCGGAAGAATTGTCTTGTCAACTGCAAACAATGTGACGGCTACTATTGAAGTCACACAGTTGGCTACGACAATACTGGTAATAGACGGTTTTTTGCGTGACCTTGAAACAGAGGTTATACTACCCACACTGCCCAAGACAGAATGGTTATACTGGATTAAAGGCCATGCCAACGTCACGGCTTTGGATGCAAGCGAGACGAACAGCGGCGGGGAGACCGACTGCACCGACCTAAACAACGGCGAGTCGAGAGTGGCTTACACTATGGGTATAATGCTAAACCAGGGTGAGAGGGAAGAGGGTGTTTTACCCAACGAGAATATATCCATCGGAGAGGATGAGTGCTATAACTTTTACATCCCCGTAATGGTAAACGCCAACAGCTACACAACAGCGAGAGACATAGTGGTTAACGTCACCGATGGGACAACGACAGACACATACACAATAGAACAGGAAGCCAATATTGAAGCGAATTAGAACATATACAAATGGCCACAATAGTTACAATTAAGAGAAGTGATATTCGAGACAGTCTCTATGCCGAAAGCACCAATGCGGGAAGAACATTCCTGCGAGACGATGGTGTGTCGGAGCATGAGCGGATATTGATAGACGAACAAGCGGAAGCGTCGCTTGACGGTGTGTGGAGCGAGGCTTGCTCCAAGCTGGCGGAGAGGATGCACGACTTCCTGGAAGCCACTGTCATAACCTCCGCATCAGCCGCCTACACATTCAGGACAAACTCGTTGAAAGCGGGTGTGCGTGACAACATCAAGATGTACATCGTTGACTACATGATGACGGAGTGGCTTGCCTTGGTACGTCCCGACTACCAGAAGGTGTATGCTGGCCGTCGTGACTTCGAGCTTGACGACCTGTTGAGGAAGTTGTACAAGAAGAATGCTCCAGTGTGATTCTACTTGACGTTTTCGTCTTTATGTTCCTTGACTTTAAAATAAGTGTAGTTGCACGGTTTATACATTTTTACCAGTTCATCTATTTCTTCGTCTGTTTTTTCATATTCTTTTAGCCTCGCCTCTTGTTCTTCTTTTGTCACAACACCGCCGGGAAATTCGCTTTTGCAGCGTTTGCAGACATACGAGTTATCTACATAGGCGAAAATAATCTTTCTTGAACCGCAATTAGGACATTTTTTCATTTTCAAATTAGTTTGTTATTTATTGTTATACTTTTAATTTGTTTCCAGTTTTTAAAGAATTGGAAAGGATTATAACCAATAAATTTTTGGCGGCTCGTTGTTACCATCGTCGGCGAAGATGAACCATGCGTAACTCACTGCACTGCCTCCACCTGCCTTCATCGCTTCAAACTCTCCGTTCTTGGCGCATAGCAATCTTTCCTTGAATTGGTACACGGCTTTGAGGTAGCCTTTGCTGTAAAGTCTCTCAAACCTGCCTTTGCCTTCCAATGCCGTTGTTTTGAGTAGCATAATACAGGGTGCGCCTTTGTGAAGAATTTTCAGTGCTTGTTCGATGAATTGAGTAGCGTATTTGTAGGGCGGATTGGTGATAATACATTCAGGTATTGGTATCAAGGCTCCGCTAAGATGTAGAAAATCCCAAGTAAATTCACCATAGCCTCGATACATAATATCGGTTGACAGTACTTCGTGACCTAATTCTATTAGTCTTTTAGACAAATGTCCCTCGCCGCAAGCACACTCCCAAACACAATGAGGAATGTCGTACACCTCAGCGAGTTTGTTAATGGCTATCGGGTCGGTGGCGTAGTAGTCTTCCGATTGTCTTTGCTTGTCGGTGTGGTTGCTTGCACCGATGATCTTGAAGATTGAGATTGAATTTCCGTTCCAGTCTTTCATAGTTGTAATTTAAGTTGTGCCTTTTCGTTGTGTATTCTCTTGCAAGCCAAGTCGTAGTATTTCTTGTTGAGTTCAAAGCCAATAAAATGTCGGTTTTCTTTTATGCAAGCGATGGCCGTCGTGCCACTGCCGAGACAGTTGTCAAGCACGGTGTCGCCCTCGTTGGTGTAGGTGCGGACGAGGTAGCGAAGAAGTTTGACAGGCTTTTCAGTAGGATGGTAACTTTTGCCGTTAATATGTTCCTTCGGTATTGAAATAATACTTGTTGGGAACTTTTCATCCGAAATAATTGTTGGTGTCTCGACATAAGAACCGTAGCATCTATTAACCTCTCTGTGTTTGCCGTTCCCTTTTGAGTGGTTTCTTTTGTGAGCATCACATTTTACCATTTGAGGATTGTATGTAGGCAACTGCTTGTAGAAAACAAGGATGTCTTCGTGTTGTCGAAGCGGCATTATCTTTGAGTTAAGAAAACCAGTTTTTAATACTTTGTCCCATACTAAACTATACCTGTAAAGTTTCGGTTGGCTCATCATCAGTTGTGCTGTAAACATTCCTTGAGCGAATAATACGATTGCACCATTCGGCTTCGTCACTCGTAGGTATTGCTCCCACAATGGTTCAAGCGGTATGATGCTGTCCCACGAACCGCCCTCGGCTTTCTCATTCAGCACGCCATACGGCAAATCGCAAATCACCGCGTCAATGCTTCCGTCAGGTATGCGCTTCATACCTTCAAGGCAATCTTCGTTGTATATGGTGTCAAGTTGTATCATTTCCATATCTTTTTGATAAGCCTCTTTAACAGGCTTGGTTTTTCTTCATTCTTCCATGTGCTTCGTCACTCCGCAATGGTCGGCAAGCATCGTGAGTTGTCGGCAGATTGTGTCAACTTGTTCGGCGAGCTCTTCCAAGCTCCAATTCATGTTCGACATCTTGACTTGTTCGGCAATCTTGACCTCAAGTTGTGCATGCTGTTCTGCTGTCAGACACTTTTCAGATTCAAGGTACTCGCACATATCGTTGAACGAGTCTGCGAGCATGGAAATGGTAGAGCGGAGGCAGTCCTTGTCATTCGACAAGCACCACGTTCTGCGTGTCTCTTGTTGGCAATCTTCGATGCAGGTCGGTTTTCTTTTTTCGTCCGTCGGAAACTTGTCGAAGATGTAGATTCCCGAAAGGTCTCTTCTTATCAATTCAGTCATAATTCAAGTGTTGTTTGTTGTTTGTCTTTCTTAATGTATTTTTTTCCTCTGCATCATCTGGAAGGATGGCTGCGATGACCGTTGTCACCTCGTAAGCCTTTACGCCAGTACGGGCGGCAATCTTATCAGCCAACTCGTTGTTGGTGATTTCGTTGTTAATTACTGCTTCGGCAAAGAAGCTGTGGCTGCCCTGCTGGGCACTTGTCGGGTTGTACTCCCGAACTCTGTACTTCGCTTTACTCATTGTCGTATCGTTTTAATTGTTCGATGTCGTTCATAAATCAAATAATGTCTTTGTACGTTCCATTCGGCTGTTGATGATTTCCATGTACTTGTCGGAAATCTCGAAGCCGAGATAATGCCGACCGAGAGCACGAGCGACCATTGCCGTTGTACCGCTGCCCATGAACGGGTCGAGCACGATGTCGCCCTCATTCGACCATGAGTTAATCTGGTCGCGTGCCAATAGTTTTGGAAAGACTGCTGGGTGTCCCGTCTGCTCACCGCCTATCGTATAGTTGAAGATGTTGTCATGCTGCTTCTCGTCTTTGACCGTCCGCATCTCGTCGCCACGATGTCGCCTACATTGAGCGTCATCCATGAGCGTCTTGCGACCTCCCCAGTTCATGTCCTCGCCACCGTGTACCGACTTCACCATGATAGGGTTGAACGTCTTGGGCTTGCCTTTCGACAAGCAGAACATGTACTCGTAGCATTGCTCGTAGCGGTTGTGGTTCTGCGGTATCGGGTTCACCTTGCGGTATATCATCGTGTCATGCAATCGAAAGCCGCACTCCATGAAGTAGAGAGCCTGACGGAATGAAGTGCCCGTCTCGCTCCCGTCGATGGTTGCGTCACCGACTACCCAAACGACCACACCGCCTTGCTTTGTCACTCGGTACAATTCCCGTGCGATGTTCTCGAAGTCGAAGCAATAGCCGTTGTATGTCCGCAGGTTGTCGTATGGTGGCGATGTCACCGTCAAGTCAACGCTTCCGTCTGCCATTTGCCTCATCCCCTCCAGGCAGTCCATGTTGTAGATTCTGTCAAGTTCCATCATTTCCATATCTTTTTGATAAGCCTCTTTAACAGGCTTGGTTTTTCTTCTTCTATCTTTTGCGTGATTACGGTATAGGATTTAGGGGCGGCAATCTTCGGCACGTTAGGTAGGTAGATATGCGTGAGGTTTGGCAGGTGTAACGCAGTCTGTCTCTCGTTGTCTATCTCGCATTGCAGCGAGTCGATGAACGCTTGTATCTCCGCTATCTTACGGCTGTTGTCTCTGAACTCCGTGCCGCAGTATTCGCAGGTGTGGCTGTGCAGCGGTGCGCCGCAGGCGGTTTGCAGGGTGTCCTCGTTGTGGTTTCTCATAGGTCGCTTTCTTTGTAATCTTCTTTTGTCATGCTCAATAGCGGAACCCCGTGAATTGGATAACCGCCATTGATTCTGTCAAGTCGTACCCCTTGAACCAGTCAAGCCAATCCTGAATAGTCAGGCCGTCATTGGTCGCAAGGTCGTAAATATCAACGGGAATAAGTGTCCGCTCTGGAGTGAATAGGTCAGGCTCTTTGACGATACGCGGTTTGTTGATGTCGCCATCGACAAAGACCAATTCTTGAAGGCCAATCCTGTCATCCGCTCCGAGGTTGGTTATCAATTCCTGTTTACTGGCATAGGGTTTGCCCGACCACTGGCGAAGTGACAAAATGCCATCGCTCATGTAAATAGTATCAAAGCGGCCTTTCCAGTGTAGATAGTTTGCCCTGATGGTGTGAAGTTTAATACCATCTTCGTACAACTGCCTGAAATCGGTAGGTTGCCCGTGTCGCGGGTGCTTTACAGAAAAGGTCTTTGATAGGGTGATGGGGTAGGTACTCTTTTTCATAGCTTAACAGTTTTTATGTTCATAAAATAACTTTACCACGTCTTGGTAGCATCCTCTCTGGTCAGCATGTTTTTTCCGTTCAGTCATAACTCTATCAATTTGTTGTTTTCGCATGTCGTAATTATCTCATTGTTAAGTTCTGCTTGTGGCGTTCCGTATATGAACTTATCAGCAACATCACACTTGAACTGCTGGTACATTCTTCCAAGGTTGTCGCAGTCGTTTTGCAATTTTTTGATTTCCTTGACATAATTGTCTTTCAGGTCTCTTGTTTCAATTCTGTGTTCGTAGTCTATCCAGTCAATTATTTCATTGATAATTTCGATTGTTTCATTGCTCAAATCCATCCCAATCACTTCCTTGATACAATCTCTATTTGAAGATTTAATCGGTTTTCTGATTTCTTGTACTTGATTAAGGTGAAGCATTTTTACCTCCTTTGTTATTTATGTCTCACTCCTCCACCTCTACCAGTTCGCCGTTGCGCAGCGTGTACCAAGTGTCAGCCTTGACGCTCTCGCCATCGACCACAAAAGATTTCCACTCCTTTATCTCGTAGTCGCAATCGTTCTCAACGACTATCGTAAGCATAGCACCGATGCCGCCTTTAGCCTTTACATCGCAGCCTCTCACTGTGCCAACGCCATACTTGCCGACAGACACAGAGCCGCGAGAAGAAGCAACAGACCTATCTCCACCGCTAACGGATGACCTATCTCCACCGCTAACGGATGACCTATCTCCACCGCTAACGGATGAACTATATCCACCGCTAACGGATGAACTATCTCCACCGCTAACGGATGAACTATCTCCACCGCTAACGGATGAACTATCTCCACCGCTAAC